ACTTTCGCTGGCTTGAATGTAATCATGGATTCTCAGGTGAACGCTGTTCAACCTGGTGCTTCTGGTCACATCAAAGAGTACTACTGCTACTTGGTTAAGTCTGGAACAATCGCTGAAGGTGTTCAGCAAGATCTACGGATTGAAGCTGATCGCAACATTCTTTCTAAGCAGGATGTTCTATCAGTTGATTATCACACTGCGTATCACATCATGGGTACTAAGTGGGGATCTGCTTCTGACAACCCAACCAACAGTGTTCTTGGCAACAAGGATAACTGGACAGCGACTTATGACATTGATCTAATTCCTGCGGTTCAGTTAACAGTTAACACTCCTTTAGACACAACTACTCTATAACTAGAGAGCAGATAGGTCTGCATCAAAAAGGCTCCACTTTCGGGTGGGGCTTTTTTATGACGCTATGATGAGAGAGACATCTATTTATTGAACTGTGGCTGCAACAATTAGTGCCACCTTAAAAGGGGAAAATTCTAACAGCTATGTAACTTTGGCTGAAGCTGATAGTTATTTTGAAACTGTCCCAAACTCTTCAACGT